CTCAACCTGCTGGTTTGACCACAGGTGATTTTTGGTGGGACACTGGCAATGATCAATTGTACGCCTACAACGGCACATCATTTGTATTGGTTGGACCACAAGGAGTTGGAGCCACAACCACTCAAATGAAAAGTCGCACAGTCAAAGACACACTGAATGCGGATCAACCCATCATAGAAGGCATTGTGGATGATGCCACAGTGTTTATCATCAGTGACAGCACATTCACCATCAACACAGTGGATCCCACACAGTTTATCACAGGATTTGACAATATTAAAAAAGGTATCACCATGGTGAACACTCAGACTGCCACAGGTGGAGTCACCAGCACAGATCATAGATTCTGGGGCACAGCAGCCAACGCATTGAAATTGGGTGGAGTGGATGCTGCTAATTTTTTACAAGTGGGCGGCAACACCAATTTTGATGACGCTGGATTCACAGTGGGCTCAGGCAATGATCTCAGAGTGAGCATCACTGGCGGCAATGAAGGAAGAATTATCAACGAAGTAGGACCAGTGATCAAATTGGGAGCCAGCAACACTCACACAGTGAGCGTGACGGCCACAGGATTTGAACCCAGAATAGACAGCACCTATGACATAGGTACCAACGCCAACAGATTTGCCAATGTGTATGCAGACAACATCTATGGAGAAGCAGAGAAGGCTCAAGCATTACTAATGAGCGGACAGCTTAGATATGGAAGTACAGCATCAGGACCCAACACCGTAGCAGTGCGAGATGGCGCTGGAGATTTATATGCCGCAGTGTTCAACGGCGTGGCCACTCAAGCAAGATACGCGGATTTGGCAGAAAAATATTTGGCAGATGCAAATCATCCCATTGGCACAGTGATGAGCATAGGCGGTGCAAAAGAAATTCAAAAAGCCACTGAAGGCAGCATAGTGGTGGGTGTGGTGAGCGGTGCTCCAGCATATTTGATGAACGCTGAATTACAAGGCGGTACTGCAGTGGCCATCAAAGGCAGAGTGCCAGTTTTGGTAACAGGTGTAGTGGCCAAAGGCGACAAAATTGGAGTCAGCAGCACAGCAGGAATTGGTATCAAAGTCACAGAAGGTGATTATTTTGCAGTGGCATTGGAAGCTGACAGCAGATCTGGTGTTTCACTGGTTGAGTGCTATATCAAATAATAATCCATATGATATCTAAAACATTCATGGGCCAATATATCCCAACTAAATACTTGTATAGGAAATAATTTATGGCAGTAGGTGATCCAATTACAGCAGCAAGGTACAACATTATTCAATCCACAGTGTCCAACGTGCTGGGCACAGGATCAGGAGATTCTGGTTATGGACAAGCGTTGCAGAGCGCACAGGTAGCAGCAGCACAACTGATCGAAGATGATCACATGAACACTCTGCGTTTGGACATACGCAAAGCCTATCTACATCAAAACAATTCATATCCCACATTGACTGTGGTCAGCACTGCCAACACAGTGGACGACACCAATGTACTCAACAATTCCTATGCAAATTTTGAAACACTGGCCACCAACATCAATACCAACAGAAACACCATCAGTGGCAGCAGATTAGACACTGTGGCCACAGCGTCCAGCTATCAGAGAACCACCACCTGGAATGCCACACGTGTGGGCAATTTCACAGTGACCTTTGCCAGCACCAATGCTGCTAGACATTTTTTTAACTCAGGCGGAGCAGTACAGATTGATATGAGTGTCACAGCCGGCACAGCTAAGAACAATAATTGGAATGTATTGTTTGGCACCAACATGGGCATATTGACTTTTGCCAATCTAGCTTCCAGCAGATCAGGATCAGGTGGCACACTGTCTTCATCTGTGGCCTACTCCACACTGACCACCACATTCCAAACTGTGTATACCACCAGTTCTGCAGGCACCTACAGTTCCAACAATTTTAACATTCAAGTGCGATTCACTGACGTTTCCAGTCTAGTAATAGAGTTTCAGATCACACTGAATGATGCAGCCGCAGGCACTATAGATGAAGACGTACAGCCTAATCTCAACATCAACGTGAACAGACGCATGGCCAACGGTGCACTGACAGATCCTATAACCATCACAGCACCTGTTTTTGGTGCCATGACAGGCACTGTGACTGCCTAAACCATTTCACCAATCACCAAAATCTAATCAATCTAAATATCAACAGCAGTTGACTTTTGGCTAAAAATCCTATATAGTTTAAAATAGGAGAATTATACATTATGACAGACATAGAAGACAGACTCAGTGCGGTCAATCAAATGGAAAATTTTAATAATCAATTGCAGTTATTGAAAGATAAATTTGTGGACAACAATATTTTGTTCTATCAAGGACATCAGTTCACAATCAAAAGCGATTTGTTGAGTTTGTGCAAGTCATACATAGACCTACACAGAACCAAAGATGTGGTGCTGTTGGATGATTATCAAACACCAGTATTGATAAGTGATCTAACAGAATTCAATGACAATGCTTGGCACACATATCAAACCAATCTCAATCAATATCACACAGAATATCAAACACTGGTCAAAAATAAAGGACATATTTAAGCCATGAAATCTCAAGGCATTGTGATGTTTGCACACAACAATGAAACAGTTGATTATGTGAAGCAGGCTATTTTTGCTGCTGTGCAGGTCAAAAAACATCTACATCTGCCAGTGACCTTGATCACTTCCAATCAAGCACACCTCAATAACAAATACAAGAAACAATCCATAGTGTTTAATCAAGTGATAGATATCAGTGAGCATCAAACACTTCAGACTCGAGATTTTTACAATGGCATGGAACACAAGATCAAAGATGTATGGAAAAATCATTTGAGATCCACAGCTTACGAACTGACCCCATATGACGAAACTATTGTGATAGACACTGATTACATAGTGGGCAATGATAATTTACTCCGATGTTTTCACAGCAAAGAAGATTTTTTAATACATCAAAAGTCCATCTATATCAATTATTTTAATCAACCTGAATGGAAAATCAAATACATCAGTGAAACCGGCATGGAGATGTATTGGGCCACTGTGTTCTATTTTAAAAAAACTCCCAGAGTCCAGCAGTTGTTTGCATTGATTGCACACATTAAAAATCATTGGGATTTTTACAGATTCACATGGCAGATAAATGAACCAAATTTTAGAAATGATTTTGCTTTCAGCATGGCCATACACATGTTGAATGGATATTGCAAAGGTGCATGGCCACAACGCTTGCCAGATTCGTTGTATTATATCACTGACCGAGACAAAGCCGACAATTTCGACCAGGACTGTTGGACTGTTTCATTGTACAACACCCAAGGATACACAAAAACTTTGGCCAAACACATCAATCTACACGTGATGAACAAATTCAGTTTGGACCACATCATTGACGAGGAGTTTTCCAAATGATAGAACAAGGATTCTGTGTGTTTGCACAGCAAAATGAACAAGTGGACTATGTGAGACAAGCACATGCATTGGCCATGAGCATCAAAACGCACATGCCTCACAGCAAAATATGTTTGATCACAAATGTTAACATCACAAAAGCTGTGTCCGCAGTATTTGATCATGTGGTGGATATTCCTGGCATGGATGAAGCTGTGGATCAAGATTGGAAAATACAGAATAGATATAAAATTTACACAGCTACTCCTTTCAAACATTCAATAATATTGGATGCAGATATGTTGGTGTTGAATGATATCAGTCATTGGTGGAAGTTTTTAAAAAACTACAAAATGTATTTCACCAGTGCAGTTAAAAATTACAGAGATGAATTCAATCACAGTGATCACTATCGCAAAACTTTCACAAGCAATAGTCTACCTAATCTTTACTGTGGTGTGCATTACTATCAAAGATGCAAAGAAAATGATCAGTTTGTGGAACTTTTACGAGATATAGTGAGAAATCACACATTGTTCTATGACAGATTCACTCCCAAACACACTCAAAAATGGTGCAGCATGGATGTGAGTGTGGCGCTGGCCAGTAAACTATTGGGTATCACTGAAAAAATTACCAGCCGAGTGCCTTATGTCACATTCACTCATATGAAACCTCATCTTCAAGACTGGAAAACAGTGCCAGATCATTGGATGAAAAAAGTAAATGTGTATCATGATATGGAAGGTCATATTAAAATTGACAATTTTCGTCAACGTGGAGTATTGCATTATGTGGAGAATGAATTTTTAACTGATGAATTGTTTGAAATTATTGAAAAAAAATATTATGAATCAAACCAATAATTATATGTACGTGACATTTGATCCAGAATCAGGAAAAATTTTAGGCTGTTCAGGTAGCAAAACCAACAACAGTCTGGCCATAGATACTGCTTTAGGTGAAAAATTTATCATGGGTGCAGAGTCCATACACAAATACAAGGTGATATATCATAATGGTCAATATCAAATTCAAAAACATGGAGTGTTAAACCCCGTGGAAAACGTAATTCATTCTAAAAAAACTGAAATAATCAATCAGAATATTTACAAAATTCCTAATAAAATTAAAACTCACAGTGGCATACAAATAAAATTGCATTTGAATCAAAACAAAATTGAATTTGTTGCGGACAAAATATTCAAAAAAACTTTGGAGACCATAGTTTCCAAAGAAAACCATCGTACCCATAAGTTTTATTGTTGTAAACTCAACGATGCCACACAACTGATTCAAACATTGGATCTAAATCTTTATGAATTACTTACTCAAGACAGTGTGCAGATCGATATGAATGCAAAAACAAACATGGACATTTACTGTAGAAAGATTTTTGATTACTCTATTGAAAGGATTTATGCATAAGATTGCTATCAAAGATTGTGATATTATATTTTTAAGTTATGATGAGCCCAATGCTGACAGAAATTATGCAGATTTAAAAAGAAAAATACCTTGGGCTAAAAGAGTTCACGGCGTGGAAGGGTCAGATGCTGCACACAAAGCCTGTGCTGCTGTGTCTGACACAGAATATTTTTTAACTGTGGATGGAGACACACAAATAGATTCTAAATTTCTTAATGTTCAACTGGATCTCAACAGCATGGGCATGGATGATTCATACATCTTCAGCTGGTGTGGACATACCAATGTGAATGGATTGAAGTATGGCAATGGCAGTTTAAAGTTATGGACTAAAACTTTTGTGAATGAGATGAAAACACATGAAAATTACTCTGGTAAGGATAACAATGAGATAGAATTTTGTTATTTTGATAAACTATTTCAATTCAATGAAAATTATTCTACCAGTTACATCAATAGCACACCCAAACAAGCATGGCGAGCTGGATTTAGAGAAGGCGTCAAAATGAGTTTGTACAAAAATTTTAAAATACAGTCGTTGGACCAACTGTGGTGGCAAAATTATCATAGATTATTGATTTGGATGACTGTGGGTCAGGATGTGGAATATGGTATTTGGGCTATCGCGGGAGCCAGAGAAGGATGCTACAGAACACTTTGCACCACATGGGATTTCAAACAAGTGAGAGATTTTAAAATTTTAGAACAATTATGGATCAGTACCAGCAACAATAACAGCATGAATGCACAGGATGTCAAACAAAAATGTGTTTCTTTGGGCAAAATGATCAAAGAAAAATTCCAAATGGAATTTCCCACTGAACCATATGATGCAGAAAGCAGTGCATTTTTCAAAAAGGTATATATTAATTCACCTAGAACTATTAGAAAGACCATATGATGTACGATATATTTTTTATCAGTTACAATGAACCCAACGCAGATCAAAATTATGCTCTGTTAAAACAAAGATTTCCATTGGCACAAAGAGTTCACGGTGTAAAAGGCATTCAACAAGCACACATTAGAGCTGCCACGTTGAGTTTAACTCAAATGTTTTGGGTAGTGGACGGTGATGCTGTGGTTAAAGATGATTTTCAGTTTGATTATGAAGTGCCTGACAGAGACATGGATGCGGTACATGTGTGGAGGAGTTCAAATCCCATCAACGAATTAGAATATGGTTACGGTGGAGTGAAATTATTGCCCAAAAAATTAACCATGCATATGGATCCTAACAGAATAGACATGACCACCAGCATATCCAATAGATTTAGAGCCATGTACGAAGTATCCAACAGCACAGATTTCAACACAGATCCATTCAACACATGGAAAAGTGCTTTCAGAGAGTGTGTCAAACTCAGCAGCAAAGTGATTGATCGTCAAGTGGACAAAGAAACTGAAAAAAGATTATTGATCTGGTGCACAGTGGGTGCAGATCAACCATATGGAGAATATGCCATTGCTGGAGCACTGGCAGGCAGAGTGTATGGCACAGACAACAGAAGTAATTCAGATGCTTTAAGAATGATCAATAATTTTGAATGGTTGCGATTGGCGTTTGTGGGACAATTTCCATACATGGAGAAAGAAATATTATGATAGATTCTAACATTCCATTTGATAAAATCATAAACTTTGGTCAACGCACCATGCTGGACAGCAAATTGTTTTCTGTGAGTTGGATCTTGGCTCGTTTTTGCAACTATGATTGTTCTTATTGCTGGCCTTATGCCAAAAGCAAACAGAAAGATCACAGACCATTGTCAGTTTACACAGCAGTGGTGGATGAAATCAAGCGCCAGGCTAGACTGAATGGATTCACAGACTATCATTTCAGTTTTTCAGGTGGAGAACCCACTGCCTACAAAGATTTTTTACAATTGGTACAGCATTACAGTGCTGATTCTGCTCCAGAATATCAGAGTATTCACATGACCACTAACCTAAGTCCTTCAGAAAAATGGTGGGAAAGATGGTTAGAAGCCACAAAATCATTAAACCGTCGCAGCATCACTGCAAGTTTTCATGCTGAATTTGCTGATGAACAAAAATTTGGAGATAAAATATTACTGTTGATGAAGAACAATGTGTTTGTCACAATCAATCAAGTGATGGTGCCTAATAGATTCACAGAATACTATGACAGGTGTGCAAGATTTAATTCCAGAGGTATCAATGTCACACTCAAACCACAGAGTGATCCCACAGCAAGTTTTGTTGTTGAAGGTTATACTCCGGATCAACTGAATACTTTACAAACAGGTTTCCCTCAACGCATACAAGAAGGTGAAAATTACAAAAATTTATTTCAAATTGAAATGACGGATGCTCAAGGCAACAAGTATTACATGGATCAAGCAGAGAGATTTAATGCTTTTGGCTTTAATAAATTCAAAGGATGGCACTGTAATGCTGGATATCAAAGTTGTGTCATAAGAGAACCAGGTGGAGAAGTCAAAAGAAGTTACAGTTGTCATGATGAACCACTGGGCAGCATAGAACAAGGATTTAAACTGTTTGATAAACCAAGAATTTGCATAACTCCCACTTGTGTGAGTTCAGCAGATTCAAAAATTCCCAAGGCCAAACATGTATAGATATCAAGATATAAAAGATATTCATTTGGAAATCACCAGCAAGTGTCAAGCCCGATGTCCTATGTGTCCCAGAAGAATCAGTGGAGGACCATTGAATCCATTTATCAAACTGGATGAGATAACTTTGGATGTATTTAAAAAATGGTTTGAACTGGATTTTATAAAACAATTGGACAGTTTGTTTATGTGCGGTAATTTGGGAGATCCTATCATATCCAAAGACACATTGGAAATATATCAGTATTTGCGTGAAGCGAATCCCAATATTAGATTGGCCATGCACACCAACGGCAGTGCTAGAGATCCAGAATGGTGGCAAAGATTGGCTCAATTGAAAGTGAAAGTAACATTTGGCATTGATGGCCTGGCTGATACTCATCATCTTTATAGGATCAGTACAGATTTTAACAAAATAATTGAAAATGCTCAAGCATTTATCTCAGCAGGTGGAGTGGCCAAATGGCACATGCTGGTGTTTGCTCACAACGAACATCAGATTGAAGAAGCAAGAACTATGAGTAAACAAATGGGCTTTGTGGATTTTTCAATCAAACACACTTCTAGATTCAAACAAGATTATCTGCAAGTGATTGATGATATGGGTAGACCCACACACAGAATTCAACCCACTCAAACCAGTTTGGACATGATTCCTTTGGCTGAAGCAGCACAAAAAGAAGTCAAACCACACATTGTTTGTAAGGCACAAAAATACAAACAGTTGTATGTGAGTGCGTGTGGCAATGTATCACCTTGCTGTTGGTTGGATATGGAATGGATACCTCCCATGCAAGAATCTAGAATAGATTACATGGAAAAAATTTCAGAATTTCCCAACTTGCATCGTAAAACATTGAAAGAAATATTTGACGGTGGATTTTTTTCAAAAATAGAAGCACAATGGAGTACAGTGGGATTGAAAGAATGCACCAAACAATGCGGTTCATTTGATAAACTAGGAGTACAATTTGTTGAAAATTAATATACAAGACGTTTTATTTTGGATGGATGCTATCAGACAATCTGATGATAGATATCGCACACTGGAAAGTTTTTGGAAAGGTCAAATCAACAGCAAAGTATGGTTGATTGAACAATTAAAAAAATTACCCAGAGCACACAGCATGGATATTTTGATCTGTGGCGGATGGTA